AATCTAAGCCAATTATTGCAGTTGCACTCAAGCCCAAAACTAAAATTAATATCACGGTAGCAAAAGGATTCAAGGTGATAAATGCGGAAAACCCCATTATTCCAACGCTACCTGATTTAATCCTCAACTACAAAATAGGACGACTATGACAACACAAACTATCCAACAATTACTCACCGAATTTGCAACGTATTTAGGCGAGCAAGATAAAGCGATTTTGGCTCAAATTGAGGCAAAGATAACCCAGCTTAAAAATGACCTGCTAGGTGGGGAAGTGTCAGCCGATTTAGATACATTCCGTGAGTTCGCAGAGGAATTACGAAAACTCAAAGCAAGCGGGAGCAGTGCGCCTGAGGCATTAACCGCTAAACTCACAGAATTTAAATCAAGCCTAGATGGCGTGATTGAGCAAATTAACGCACTAAAAGAAATTGACCTCAAGGCGGCTTATCAAAAAGGGAAAAATAGCTAATGAGCCTTTTGCAACAACTACCCGAGGTAATCGAGCAAATCGGGCGAGATATTAAAGCCATAACCGTTGTACTTGGAAGCGGTCGCCCTGATAAGCCCGAAACTACAGCTGGCAAAATAAAAGGGAATGAGCCGAATGGCACGATTTATGAATCATCAGATGGCGGTAGAGTCGGAGCCTGGAAATGGCAAAAACGCAATGGGAAATGGGTGGTCACCGATGGCGATACAGGCTTGGTTAATGCGGTAACTAAAAACCTAAAACCTGGTGCTTACATCAAACTCCGCAGGCAAGGCAACCTTGTATCATGCCATATGGGCGGGTTATCTTGGGGATTATTTGGTTATTTGGGCAAAACCGAAAAAGGCTATAGCCCACGACAAGCAGGGCGAGTTGAAGTTATTGGTACAAGTGGGATTCCTCTTGGATTTAGATCAGATGACTCTTGTGGATTTAGCTTGTTTGATGATGACACCAATCGAGCGGTTGCTGGTGTTTATGTGGGAGGGGTCGGCGACTCTAATTTCATGCGGTTTACCCCATACCACGCCGACCCTAAAATAAAAGGCAATGAGGCAATTCCTGATATTGGGCCAAAAAATCTAAGACCGCCCGCTATGATGTGGACAACATCCGACCCTTGGCCAGATAGAATTTAAGACAAACGGCAGGTAATTCTGCCGTTTTTATATATCTAAAATAAACGGATACTGCAAAATGAAATTAAACGACGGTTTAACATCACTTGCGACCAATTTGGGCAAACGCCAAGAAATGGCTCGCTATACACAGAGTAACGATTTAACCAGAGATATTGTTCAGCTTGAAGCGTTGTGGCAAGAAAGTTGGATCGTGCAGAAAATTTGCCGCAAGAAGGCACAAGATATGACCCGCCGCTGGCGTGAAATTACCTCTAACGATTTAGATGGTACACAGTTAGAAAAAATTGACCGCTTGGAGCGTAAATTAAAGCTCAAAGAAACGCTTGAGCAAGCACTAATTTGGGCAAGTCTTTATGGTGGTGTGGCGATTTTGGTATTGACCGAAAAATCAACCATAACGCCGCTTGAGTCAAGTCAAACCATTGAACGCTTGGTATTGCTGCGTAAAGATATGGTGGCTGGGTTCGGCTCGCTTAACAATAACATTTTTGATGATAACTACGGTAAGTTCGACCAATACAAAGTCAATGGCTCGCTTGATGTACATCATTCCCGTCTGATTATTATCAATGGCACGCCTCGTCCACCTAAACGCTTTGCAGATAGCGAAATTTGGGGGCTTTCCGATTTAGAAGCGGTTTATACCGTTCTCAAGCGTTTTGATTTGATTAGCACCAACACAGGCGACTTAATTACTGAAAGCAAAGTTGATGTATTTAAGATGGAAGGCTTAACCGACCGCATTGCCGCAGGTATGGAAGAGCAGATTGCCAAAACCGTGGAAATGGTACAACTGATTAAATCAAGCACGAATACGTTATTGTTGGATAAAGAGAACGAATACGAACAAAAAGAGCTTGGATTTAGTGGCTTACGCGATTTATTAGTTGAATTTCGTAATGCGGTAGCTGGAGCGGCAGATATGCCTGTGACGATTTTATTTGGGCAATCTGCTGCGGGGTTTGCTAGTGGCGCAGAGGATATTCAAAATTACCACGAAAGCATTCACTCTTTGCAAGAGAGCCGTTTACGCCCTGTGTTTGACCGTTTAGATCCGATTTTATGCCAAATGGCATTAGGCTTTGAACCTGCAGACTTTTGGTTTGAATTTAATTCCCTCCAAGAAATGACGGTGGAGCAAAAAATCACGGCATTAAATAGCTTTGCGACGGCAACCAATGTACTGATTGAACGTGGTGTGCTAACAGAACAACAGGTCGCCAATGAATTAAAAGAGAGTGGTTTGTTTAATAGCATTTCAACAGAAGATGTTGATCAAATTCACGTAGAAAGCGAATTTTAACAGCCATTTTACCCAAAACAAAAACCCGAAGTGTTCGCAGCACTTCGGGTTTTTTATTTACCCCTTAAATAGACTAAGGAGCAATTTTGAATGGATGATAAACGATTTACGTTTAAATTTCTAGGAGTTCTTATGGAAGCAATTAACATCACACCCAAAGAAATTCGTAAAACAATGTGGACAGCAGCGATCATACTTTTTCTGTTTGCCCTTATTTGGAAAACCCCTGAAATCATTACCGCAATCCGATGGTGGTAACAGAAAACACAAAGCCCCGAATAATTCGCCGTTATTCGGGGCTTTTCATTCCAACTTCCTAAACAAGAAGGAACAAATCTTGAGTAATTATAGCAAAACCAAATTAAAAATACACCCAAAAGAGGGATTAGAAATGGAAACTTACGCAACACCTTTTATTAAAACAGCGATTGGCATTGCCATTATTCTGATTGCTTTAGCAATTTTGGCTTTAGGTATTACACCGCTGGCCAATGTGTTAATCGAATTGATGAAATAACCGCTAGATTGTTCTAACCTCAATGGTGATAACGATGATTTTAAACTTGCCCGAACTTCTTAAAAATCAACCAAAACACAAAATAAACCTCCATTTTAAACCTGGTAAAACAAGTCTTCGCACGGAGCTTTGGTATCGTAATGAATTATTGGCTCTTGTGCGTAAATTTCGCCAAGCGGTCGAATCTGAGGATTTTTTTGCGAATGAAGTGAATTTAAATGATGGCAAATTCAATGATGATGCCAGTAAAGATTTTGATGCCGATCGTTTTTTGAAAGCGGTAGAAAAATTGAGTAAAGCCGATATTGATAGCGTGGCAAAGAAAATCGCACAAGGATTACTTATTCGGGGTAACGCTCAAAATATCCAAGAAGTCGAAAAAGATTTAAAACGACAAACAAGGGTTGATCTGCAAGGTTATCTTAACAACAGCGGTAAAGTGGCAGAGAAATTGGAGCAATTAACCACCGCAAATGTGCAGTTGATTAAATCCATTCATAGCCAATACCTCGATAAAATTCAAGCGGCGGTAATGCAAGCTCAAGTAAAAGGCACGCTTACCAAAGACCTTGCAAAACAAATCCAAGAAATCGGCGGCGTAACCGAAAAGCGGGCGAAGCTGATTGCTAGAGACCAGTCAGCCAAAATCAACGCATCACTCACCCGTGCTAGACACGAAGAGATGGGCATTAAACAGTACATTTGGAGTACATCAGGCGATGAGCGTGTGCGTGATAGCCACGCAGAAAATGATGGCAAGATTTTTAGTTATGATGACCCACCAGCTACAGGAAACCCTGGTGATCAAATTAATTGCCGATGCGTAGCAATTCCTTATTTTGGGGATAAGGTTGAACAGAAAGCGGAAGAGGTTGAGCAAAGTCAAGAAATTGAGCGTAAGCAGGAAGAGTTGCAATTTGTTGAACAAATGCTTGGCGAGGAAGAAAGCAATAAAGCACGTGACAGATTAAATACTGCAAGTGAATTTATTAAACAACACAAATTAAGCCAAAATGAGGCATTAAGTGTGATTGGTTATACTGGGGGCTTTTACAAAGACTTCAATAAGGCACTTAGAACAGGAATGGCTACACCTAAAATTACTCGCTATGAGAATTTGTTGAATAAGGCACTTGAAAAATTACCGAAGTTTAGCGGGATTTCATATAGAGCAGTGCAGAAATTATCTAAGGAAGATTTAGCACGATACAAGGAAGGGGAAGTTGTAACAGAACCATTTTTTGTTAGCACGAGTGAACTTAAGAAAGTTCAAGGGTTTGGTGGGAAAGTTAGATTCGAAATTTATGGGAAAAACGGTCGGAAAGTAGAGAATTTGTCTTTATATCCCAGCGAGAAAGAAGTATTATTCAAATCTAATAGTCATTTTTTTGTAACTAAAGTAAGCACCAAAGGCTTATTGTGGTGGAAGATGACAGTAATTGAATTACTAGAGGTGTAATATGGCAAGCGTTTTAGATTTTCCTATTGAGAAACAAAAGGAATTTGCTAAAAAATGCGGTTATTCCGATTTCTCATTATGGCAAAAAGATGTGCGTACACAACTTGAAGAATCTGAGCGAAATTCAAAAGAAATTGAAAACTCAACCTTATCAAAAGAAGAAGTCGCAAGAATGATTAACGATTTGCGAACCAATCCTTATGCGATTGAATATTATCGACGTGTTACAGATAATTATGATTTAACTGTTGAAGAACAAATTGCACACTTAGAGCGTGTTGCGAGATAAAAATTTACTAACCTCACAAATATAACAAACCCCGAAGCGTTAGCAGCACTTCGGGGTTTTCTATTTTTTAAATTAGCAAGACACTAATATGGAAGATATTTTAAAACTAATTATCCCTCTACTCAAGGAGTTGTTGATGAAACATTCAATTTGGTCTATTTCACTTGCAGTATCAATCCCTATTTTATTTTTTGTTTCAGCGGATTTATTACGTGCAGTTATTGAGCTAATTAAGTTAATAACAGCATAAAACTTAAATTGTATTGAAAAATGAACCCCGAAGCGTTTGCAGCACTTCGGGGTTCTTTATATCCACTTAATCTAGAACCATAAGAGGACATCAATTAAATGAATTTTAATATAGAGATTGGAAAAATGCTAGAAGTAATTTCAAAAGAACCTATGGCACGTAGATTTGCCTACGTAGCTCTATTTTTAGGCTTTATTCTAGGCGCTTATTGGCTAGCATCCTGATTTTTTTATTGAGTTTTTTCATGATAATATTTATTATCCGAAAAAATATCAAATTAACCTCTAGGAGAAAGTATATGAGATATAGCGAACTAACTGCTCTAGAAAAAGAGCAAGTAGAAATAAATTTAAAGGAGTATTGTGCAGCGGAAGCTTATTTGAAGCTCGCTGAATATGAAGATAAGAATAAGCATGTTCTTAGAAGAATGGGAATATGCAAAGAGCGTATTATAGAAACGAAAAAATGGCTTGAACAAAATCATATTAAAGTAAAACAAATTCCTTCACCCAATATATTAGATTTTAAATTTATTTTTGAAGATGAGGAAGATCTAGTTGGCATTGATTTTTACAGATTACAATTGGAGATGATACATTCATTATAATCTACGTTACGATAAAATCAGAACAACAAAAACCCACTTTACACAGTGGGATTTTTATTTTATTATCTGCCCATAGGGGTCAGAAACCTTAACCAAAAAGCTTCCAAATGGAAGCTATTTTTTTATGGGGTAAGATATGGGTCGAAGAGATAATATCAAAGCAAATTTAGCTAAGTTAAAAGAACGGTTTCCAAATGTCTTTTTCGATACTAAACCATTAGTGCCTACAATTATCGATGATATGCTTGCCGTACTTGGTGATGATGAATTATCAAAAGTGGTTCAAGGTGCTATGCGATATTATTTAGATTCACCTAGCTATTTAAAACGTTTTGTTCGTAGAAAATGGATCAGAGATGTTAATGGTTCAAAAGTGAGGTTAATTACTGCGGAAGAAAAGCAACTAGCGAGAGAAAGATTAAATCAAATTAACGAACATAATTCCAAAGCTAATGCTGAATATCGTTTTGCTATTGCACTCGCAAGACAAACGAAGATTGAATATAAGAAAGTTGAATTGCTTGAGCAGAAAAATCCTGAAAAAAGTAAAGTACTTGTAATCCATAGACGAACACCTAAAATTAAAAGTGAATAATTACAAGAAATCCCCTTGACACCCAAGGGGATTTCTTATTAGTATATTCAAGCCATTCGGCACTAACTATTAAGGAAAGTGTATCGAATGGTACCCACAATAGCTGTGAGTGGTCTAAAAATATCAGCTAAGAGCTTCGAAAACTCTTTTGTAACAATCAAAAAATTTCATCAATGGACAGGTGGGTGCGGAAATATCCAATACCGCACGCCGTCGTTACAGCGGTTTTCGAACCGCCTGTCCGCCAACCTTATTCGAAAAAGGAAATGTAACAATGACAAATCAAATCTCTACTCAAATAATCTCTTTTTACGGTTCAGAGCTTGTCACTTTAAAAGTCGAGGATGTAGTTTATACGGCGGTTCGCCCAATTGTTGAGGCGATCGGTTTGGATTGGTCTAGTCAATCAGTCAAACTTGGTAAAAACAGAGGAAAATTCAACTGTTGTGATATCGCAACAGTTGGGAAAGACGGCAAGATTCGTGAAATGCTTTGTATGCCCCTTAAAAAACTCAACGGCTGGCTATTTAGCATTAACCCTGAAAAAGTAAGAGCAGACTTGCGAGAAAAAGTAATCCAATATCAAGAAGAATGTTTTGAAGCGCTCTACAACTACTGGCACTTTGGAAAAGCCGAACGCACGATTAACCCAGAACAACAGCAAGCAATCCAAGAGGCAGTCGTGAAAGCTCATCACCGCACAGGAATGAGTTACGCAGAAATCTATCGCCAACTTAAAAGTCTATTTAAAGTGGGCAAATACGACCAACTCAAACCCTCACAATTTGAAAATGCCATCAGCTTTCTAGCCACACTCGGCAACAGCTACGCCCCGATTGACCGAATGGATAATCTGGAGCTAACCGAACAAGAATGGCTCGACTGGCAAAACTTCTACTACGCCGTCACAAGGTTCTCCGAAAGCGTTGAAACCCTAATGCACGCATTACGCCCATTCCGTAGTCATCAGCAAAACAGCGTAGAATTTAACTTGGACGTGGTTCAGCGATATATTCGCACCACCAACCCAGCCGTCAGAAAAATTAACGACCGCATCAACTGCACCAATCGCCGACCGCTTGCAATCGGACACTACAACGAATCCGCAACCTCAGTCGCAGTATTTAAATAATCCTTAAATACTCAACCGACCTCACATAAAACAACGTGAGGCGGTTTCCCACACCCCAAATTTGAGGAATGCATAATGACTGAAAAACAACTCCGCCTACAAATCAAATGGTACTGGCACAACTTCGCCCAAACAGGCAACATCAAATACTGGTACAAAGGCTACAACGCCTTCAACCAACTCGCAAAACTGCTCGGCTTATAATTCGTAAACCACAGCTAAAAAAAGACCGCTTGTGAACCATCGTAAGCGGCTTTTGGCGTGCTTGCAGTTTATAATAAAATTTTTAATTTAAGGAATTTACAGATGAAAGTTAATATCCAGCTTCAAAGTGCAGTACTTGCAGAACTCGCTGCTAAATTAGAGAGCGCTAAAGCAAAAGGCGCCTATGTTGGTATCCCCTCCGAATCTGATGAACCTGTTGAGGACGGCAAAGAATTTAATTTAGCATCGTTGGCCGCAGTGCTTGAGTTTGGAAATGAGCGTATTCCAAGCCGTCCTTTTTTACGCCAAACATTGGCGGAAAATCAACAAAAATACACTGCTTTATTTATCCAGTTATTTGGGCAGGGCGTTGCAGTCGAGCAGATTTATCAGCAAATCGCCTTAATGGCTCAAGGCGATGTACAGTTGAACATTGATAAAGGAAATTGGGTTGCCAACGCACAAAGCACGATCAAGCGTAAAAAATCGAGTAAACCACTAATTGATACAGGTAGATTGCGTCAATCCATTGTAGGCGTTGTGAGAGATGAAACATCAACGTAAACGATGATACCCTACATTGTGCAGGTTTAACTGTGTTTTATCAATAAAGACAAACCCACGCCCAATTAACAATCCTTCCAAATAAGCTATACCGCTAATACGTGCAGTATTTAATTTACTTGCTCTAATATTTAAGCCGTCGCAAATCTGCTGTTCAGAAAAACCCTGACAGTATAACGCCATCACCACCTGAAAATTTAACAGACTACTTTGTTTGAGCCGCATTACCGCTTGCTCAATAACCAAACATTCCGCATCGCTAAAATGCACCAGATACCCTCTGCTTTTCTTGGGTGGATTGGGAATGCTGATTGTTTCTCGATAAAACTCTGTGCCAATTCGTTGTAACGCCCACTGGACCGCCCATTTTGCCAATAAATCTTTGACTGTGCCCACAAACTTCATCTATTTCAACTCCTTACACTTCGCCTTATAAAATCTAAAATAATGCATTTGACAAACGCAATCTTTGATATACATTGCATTACGCTCACAACCTTCAATTTTACATTTGACATTCAAGGTCTTTGATTTTTTGCTCATACTCTTTCACCATTTCTTTGAGTTCGTCAATATCCCATTTTTTAATATGTCTAGCGTTATCTTCCAACCACTCAACACGTTCAATACCTATTTTCTTAATTAAACCTATTCTAAATAACCGCAAGTTCCCGCTTTCATACAAATTACATCTCACACAACCACTGTGGATATTATCCTCGTGATAGCGTAAAAAAGAGCTTCTTCCTCTGGGTACATAGTGCGAAGCTTGAAAGTTAGGCTTCCAGCCTTCTCCACAAGCTATACACGGTAACCCTCGATCTCTGAGTCGGATAAATTTATTGACTTTTTCCTGCACTTTATTTAACCAATATCTTTTATTCGAGTTTTTCAATGCTTCTTTCCGCTCACGCATACGACGGCTGGCTTCCAAGCGGTCAGCTTTTTCTAGTTTTTTGCGTTTTTCTTCCGCTTTCCGCTTACCCATCGCCATTGCACACTTTACGGAGCAAACCTGCTGTGTGGAGCGGAATTTTGTATAGTATTCGCCACATTCTTTGCATTTATGCTGTTTGGGTGGTTTATTTCTTACCACTTAACACCTCCAACGCATAAGCAAAAAGAAGCGTACTCATGCCAGCACCAATAAAAATCAAACACATACCTAAACCAATCCAGAAAAAATCCATCTAAAACCCCATCAACTGACTAATTTTATTCTCCAACGCCCATTCGTCTTGATAGACATTGCAGAGCGTTTCATTCCAAATCACACCAAATACGCCTTTGTAAATTTCGTTGAATTTCTCTTGTGGACAATTATCAAAAGAAATCGACCACCGCTCTTTCAGCGTGCCACCATCTGCACTCGGCTTGATGTCGTAAAAGCCCGCTTGCTTCATAACGTGGTTTAAATATGCCTCAAGCGTTTTCATCCCCTCGTAATCGAGTTTTTCACGGCGATGCTTGGTAATACGTTCCGCCAAACTATCCAGAAAATCCCGTAACCAGGTTCTAAGCGTATCGGTGGGCATAATTTTACTTACGCCCTTATACACCTCATCGCAAATCCACACCTCCATATCCGACATTACTTGAAATTTCGGCTGCCAATATTCAAAGCCCGTGTCTAGCAGAGCAAAGAACTTTTTGTGGTGCTGATAGTTGCGGTTATTGCTCATCGGCATAATCTTTACCGCACAGCCAACCGGTAAATTTTTCAACAAATTGCGGTCGTATTCCGTTTCAGCTACCACTGCACCGTTAGGGTATTTCACCGCAAGGATTTCAGTTTTGCGTTTAACTTTGCTTGCCATCTTGTCCTCAATGCAAAAACTCACAGCTAAAATAGTTCGCTTGTTCGCCATCAAATGGACAATCTGCTAAATGACGCACCGCAAATTGTTTTCCGAAAATCGATTTTGCAATCTTGCTACTTTTCTTCAAATTCGCCTTACCATCGATTGAAATTGACACCGTCAGATTAGAACCCAGCCAACTGCAAACAAAGGTTTCATACTGCTTGCCATTTCGGTAGGCATAGACCATAACCCCTTCTGATTTTGGGTGAATGACCACGCCCGCTTTCTGTAATAATTGCTTTACTAGCTCAATGTTGCTGTTATTACTCATAACCACCTACCTTCTTCACAAAATCCAGACTTACCGACCGCTGCACAAAATCTTCCATTGTTGGATCGAACACCACAATCATCTGTCCTTTACTGTTTCCCTTGATTTCCTTGCCCGTAACAGGGTTAATAAACGCTATGCGACCACCGACAAGATCAATCACCTCATTTGCCACACCGTGAACGCATTGCTGATACCACTGCGTAGATTTGTCGTTGTTAAGTAACATCACCACTAAATGCCCTGCATCACGCAAGCGTTTTGCCTGCTGCAAAAATGGCGTAACGTCGGAGTAAGGGGGATTGACGAAAATACTATGTGAACCGCTCCCCCAATCACTTAAAAACTCTGGCAAACCATCGGCTAGAAAATCCGTTGCAACGTTCAAATAATCCCGATCTCCGCCAGATTTCGCACCAATCCAATGCCCGAATTTTTTATTTTGCAAAGTCGCACAGCCGTCCATACTGCAACGCCAACGTTTACCCACCCACTGGGTTAAGTATTGAGGCGTTTGCCAAGTGTTGCGGTCAAATTCTTGTTCTTTAACCATTCCAACCTTCCTGTTTCATACTTCTCCGCTTTCTCAATTCCGCTTCCACCAATGGATGAGCGGGGATATATTCCTTCGGCTTTTCAATCGCCATTGCTCTTGGTGGGATTTGCTCGCCGCTTAAAATTCGCTTTGCCATCGAATCCAACGCCAATTGAGCTTGATTCTTAAGTGTGCTTTCTTGCCACAAATACCGCCGTTCTCGACGATACAAATCGGTAATCAACCAGTATTCCGCATCGCTTTTGAACGAGAATTTGTCAGCTTCCTCAAGTCCATAGGCGGAAAAGTGATTTAACCGCTTGAGTAGTTTTTCGAGCGTTGGCAAACCTAACTGAGTGTAATCAACCACCTTGCACCAACCGATAAATTTCCCCACACTTGGTACAAAATCATCTTCCTTCGCTCGCAAGGCTTTCATACCCTGTTTAACTTGCTCAACGGTTGTAATCCCGTTTTCTGCAAAGCCTAAAATCCATTGTTGCTTAGCCGTTGCCACTTGCTCAGCGGTGTAATACGATAATCTCGGACAACTCGCCAGCAACTGCTCGAACACTCGATTTACCAAGCGTTCAGCCGTCTCGTTCACAAGCGGTCGATTTTGCGTGATAGTTTGCAACTGGCTCATAGCACGTTCTCCCACGCCTCAGCGGTATTCCATTCCATGCTCAGGTTATCCCCACGAGGTTTAGCTTGGCGGTTGCGTTGCAATACCAGCACATCCCATTTCTCTCGCAACTTGCGAGGGCTGAGAATGTTTGCTTGCCAGAAACGGTCTTGATTTGCCCACTCGAACAACTCAATGATTTCAGGATGGCTCTTGCCATCTCGCTCTCCTAGCAATCGGATATCATTCGCCCACGCTTCAAAATTCGGTTGCTTGTGATTAGGGTTGAGTTTTTGAATGCGAGCAAACATCTCTTTCGCCATCGCCAAATCCATGTCAGAAAAACTGAATTTTTTGGCAGGCGAAGTTGCAGGCGTTTTCGTCTGCAACGATAAATCAATATGGTTAATTGATTGGTTAATAGAGTGATTGGTTATGGGTGAAATATTTTCACTAGGGGGTAGTGAACCATTTTCACTAGGGGGTGAAATTTGTTCACTAGGTGGTGAAATATTTTCACTACCCTTTTCAAGGTGCAAAATGTACAAATTCGAACTTGAACCGTCCTGATTTTTGCGTGATTTTTTCTCCACCAATCCCATTTTGATAAGTGCATCGATGTGTGAAATCACAGAACGACGACTTACCTCGCAATGATCTGCAATATGCTGATAACTTGGAAAGCATTCGCCTTTATCATTCGCATTGTCCGCTAATTTCAGCAACACCAATTTACGAGTAGGATTGCCCACTTTTAATTTCATTGCCTGAGCGGTTAATAACATACTCATAGCCCCACCGCCTTATCTTGTGTAAATTCACCGTTCCAATTGGATTTCATTGTTAATTTCTGTTGCGTGTACCACTTATAAATTTTGGCTGCCCCTTTTTGTAGCAACACAGGGCGATAAGTGAAAAACGGCTCTTTGCCGTGTGGTGAAATAGGCACAGGCTCTTCCGTCATATAGCGATCACGTGCGTAAGATGTCACCCGCCAATCGTTATTGCCATCTTTGTAAAGCCATTTCACCTGCTGCAAATGATCGTTAATTTTCTGAGAATTCACACCATTCAAGCCTTTCGCAAATTGCGGTGCAGTGATGCCATTGCGGAAATAACTTTCCATCGATTCGATATGCGTAGCCTGTTGCTTGTTCTCCAACTGCAAACGCTCGTTTTCTTCTTCAGCAGCGATCACCATCAAGGCTAAATCTTTGCGGGAAAGTGCAGTCGGTTTTTGTTGGTTTTCCAACTCTTGCCAGCGGTCGATAATGCGTTTACGCAGTTTCACGTTATAGCCAGCGATAAGTGTGAGGGTTAAGTCTTTGGGAAGATAAAAGCAAGGATAAGTACGCCCTTTGCTGTCAATGTAATCTCCCGAAAATTCGGGAGATTGAATTTCCAACTCATCAAGCATATTTCTAATATCAACCATAACGTGGTCGTGACGTTTTTCACACAACTCCGCAATCTCACGACTACTCATCGTTAAGCTTGCATTTTTTTCGGTAATCGGTAATAATTCTGTCGTTTTCATAAACGATTCATTCCTGTATAGAACCCGTGTTACTGCACGGGTTTTTTATTTGCCTACATTCTCAATGCCTTTGCTCGCTAGGAGTTTTAAAGCATCAAGTTCTCTATCGCTTAAATTAGTTAATCCCTTCTCAACAACCGTTAAGCCGAGATAATCCAAATAAGCACAAAACTTATCTAAGTGTTCCGCCTTAAATCGGCAAATTGTGGCGGCATCTACACCAATCGCTTCTGCCACGTGACAATCTTTAACCCTTACCGATTGATTCCGAATGGAGTCTGCAATTTTCATTGCATCTAACGTTAATTCCTTGCGTGCCATTGCGTCCACCTTGGGGTATGTTAGTTGTTGATAGGAAAGACATCGTCGAGAGAGCAAGCCACACCACGATCATTGAAGATTTTGATAAGTTGCTTGGCAGTATCAATTGAGATTTGTCGTCTTCCTGTTTCAATATGCCCAACAGCCCCCTGACTGCGTTTTAATAACGCACCAAGTTCTGTTTGGGTAAGATTGGCAGCTTTTCTAAATTCTGAAATTCTGTTCATAAAAGCCTCTGTATTTAAGAATTAAGCAATAATACACAATGTATTCAATAAAATCAAATTAAAAATACCTTTTGTATTTTGTGAAAATAATACTCTGCGTAATAATTGGCTATTTACTTGAGGGTTAAATGATGAAGAAACCGTGGAACACGTTTATCCGTGAAAAAATGCAAGAAAAAAATTTAAAACAAGAAGATATCGCTGAGGCAATGGATAAAACTCAGGGTGCTATTGGGCATTGGCTAACAGGTAGAAGACAGCCAAATGTGAATGAAGTCGCCCAAATGATCAATTTAACAGGCGTAGACAAAGTGATTTTAAATGGCGATGGTACAGTAGAAGAGTTTGATGAAAATGCGAAACCTGAAAAAGTAGAAACTTCTTACTCTTACCCACTCATTAGTAATGTTGAGGCTGGACTATTCACAGAGGCGTTCGATTATCGAACCGCAATGGGTTATGAATATATCGACTCTGAAATTGATGCAGGCGAAGATGCTTTCTTTTTACGCATTAAAGGGCGCTCGATGGAGCCGAAGTTCATTGAAGATGACCTTGTGCTCATTGATGTTCGCCGTCGCCCTCACCCTGGGGATTATGTTGCAGCCGTCAATGATGGTGGAGAAGCAACCTTAAAACGCTATCGTGAGCTCGGTGAGCTCTCTGCCTCAGGTAATCCACACTTTGAACTCGTACCACTTAACCGCGACTATCCAACCCTTAGCTCAAAAACACAAAACATTCGCATTATTGGCGTAGCGGTGGAGCATAGGAGTTATTTGTAAGATAGTGACAATACAAGGAAATATAATGAATAAAGTAAAAAGAGCTACATTACTAAGTATTCAGCAAGAAATTTATGAGAAAAATGTGAACCCTACCCATAAGGCGGTTGTACTTACAGAAGATGAAGAAGAGGTTATTTTATACTGCAAAGAACTTGCACCGAGAGAATTATTTGTTGAATGTGCCGTTGCTTTAATTGGTCGAGATTTAGGTATATCTATTCCTAAACCTTACATTGTATTAGCTACTCCTGAAAGCAACTACCCAAATATTGAACATCCAATATCTGCGCCCATTCTTTTATTTGGTTCAGAGAGTATTGAGTATCCTAATCTCTTTAGAAAATTAGAGGAAGGTATTGATAAATCCTTTATCTTGCCTGCATTATCTCAATGCGATGACGACTATGGGATCGCATTATTTGATGAATGGATTGCCAATACTGATAGACATTTTGGAAATATTCTATTTGACGGTGGGGATAAGTTCTTCTTCATAGACCATGATTGCGCCGTACCGAGCTATTGCCAATGTGAAGCAACCATAGGGCAAAACAAACTACTTAATTCGCTTATACAGAACTTTCCTACAGAAGCAAAAAAACAACAATATCTAGATAACTGCATGCTAAAACACGCACCGAAATGTGTGAAGTATACATTAAACGATATCGGCGAAAGAACCTTCGCACAAACTTATTTAGATGGGAAAGAGATAAATTATCTTGAAAACTTCCTGCAAAAAAGAGTAACCTATATCAGTAATCTTTTACACCAACGGCTAAATATTAAACAACAAGAACTTTTTGGAGCGATACACTAATGTTTACTCAATTTCCGCAAATCCCTAATTTTAAAGGGGAATGGCGGGCGATACAGCTTGAACCAATTATTGGTTCCGGTGAACGCATTACAGTAGCCATTTCTGTACTTGGACAAAATGGTGAACATAAAGCTATCCAAGCTATTCGTCCTGAACTTTTAGAATGTTTATATGGCAACAAATCCAAAGAAATGATGAAACTGATTCAATTGATAATTGAATCAGTTTCAAATCAAACAGATAATCTACAAGATTGGAAACCACCATTTGAAGGATTAACTTTATCTAAAGCTCACCATACTAGCTCAAAAGATATTTACGGCATTTTACGCCAAGCAATCCAATTGTCGTCTAGTTTAAGTAAATTATCACTTGCAGCTGAGCATCATGAAGAAAACATCAGCGAACAAGTTAAAAAAGCTGAATCACGGTGGAGTGCAAGTATTGAGAATGAAGTCATAACTAAAAATAATAACCTTCGCACATTTTTTAATGTTTCCGCAAAAATAGGAAACTCTGAAATCAAAACAAGATTTAATTTCTTAACGGATAATTATGCCTCTAATTTTGCCGTATTTAACCCTCATTCAGCATCGCAAAGTACTACGGTTATTAAATCAAAATTGATAGATCTAGAACGCTTAGAAAAAGCACAAGGGCTATTTAATATTGAAAAAAGAGAGCTAATACTAGGATTACCTGATTTTAAAAATGATGTTTCCTTATCTGATAAAGCAATCAAAAATGCAGAAAATTATCTAATAATGTATGAAGAAATTGCTTTAAGTCAGGAGATTGAGATATTTAAAACATCCACCCCAACTTTAGCGGCCAAACGCTTAATGGCACAGGTTGCATAATTCATATAAACCGCCCTAGTGGCGGTTTTCTTTTACCCACTATTCCTCAATCTCTATATCTTGGTGTGCTATCTCTATCAACTCCCCATAGCCTTCCTTAAGTGCTTGTGATAGCAACAGCAGTATAGCTATATCCTTTCCAATTAAATTGCTCAATTCGATTAACACTTCGTCTTTTGATACTTTCATAACTGCCTCCTTTTCCTTACATATTAACCAATTCTTATTTTTTGTCTAAAACCTCTTCAAAAATTTTCGAGCCAGATCGCAAAAATATTTCACAGCTCAAAAAATAAGCAATCAAACCACCTCGTTTAAAATTTATTTCCTTTAAAATCAAACATTTATCTACTTTAAGTAGAAAATCACCCTATTTATCTTCTACTTTGTGTTGCAATTATTTTCTACTTTAAGTAGAATACACCCATCAAAACAAAACAGCCTGATAACAAAAATCAGGCGTTATCTCAAACAGCTTTAACGGAGAGCCAAACCCTTAGCCATCAATGCGGAAACATCCGCAACGACCGCCAAGCGTTGAAGCAAACGGAAGACTAAAGCTGTTTTAAATAACAAAAATTCTGTTCTTTAAAAATTGAG